GTTTGTGTGCCTCTATCTACTTCTATACCAGATGTTACTAATGTAACACCAGCACCTGTTTCTCCGCTATTGATTGTGATTATATTGTCGGTTACTGTTAAATCTACGATATTATGATAAATTGTATTACCTGAAACAGTTAAGTCGCCAGGTATAATTACACTACCATCAAAAGTAACATCACCAGTAAGTCTTACTGCTAATGCGTGATTTGTATCATCATAAACTGCCTTCAAAACTTCATACGAATTACTCGTAAACATATTTAATGAAGGTGTTGCTGTACCACCACTATAGATATTCCATAATATGTGATATTGGTTGTTGGGACTAAAGTAAGCCATAATTTAATTTATTTATTTTTGACCCTTTTTCAGCACTTTTTAAGTGTGTGGGTATCTTTTTTATATAATACATTTTTTAATCATTTTGATTTACCAATTATGAGCGATTCTTGACCAAGTATTTGTATCATAACAAATATAAGTATAACCAGTATCATAAGCCATAGTTCCAGCGACACCAGTTGAACCAGATGTTTCAGGAATTGAACTCCATTGAATATATGATATACCAGTATTTACCCAATCAAATCCATCATATATAAGTGTATTATTAGTTATAGGATTAGTTATTTTAATCCATGTTGCTGCTGTATTTACCCATTCAGTACCACTATAAGTTAAAATATCATCAACAAAAAGTGAACTTATTGATACATCTGTTAAAGCAGATAAACTATTTACTGATATGGTTGATGCAGATAAGAAATTGGCATCGGCTTCAGCCTGTGTATAAAAAGATGTGTTAGCACTTAAATACATTGAATCGAAATCTGGAACACCAGTCAATGAGCCATAATCACCATCAAATAATGAAGTTGATGCTGATAAGAAATTAGCATCGGCTTCTGCGGTAGAATAAAAATCAGTTGGAATAAAAGTAGAAGCACTTAAATACATTGAATCGAAATCTGGAACATTTAATAATGAACCATATTCCCCATCAAATAAAGAAGTTGATGCAGAAAGAAAATTATTATTACATTCAGTTTTAGTATATGTATCAGGAACAATATAAGTTGCAGAAGAAGCAATCCATTCAGCACCATTGTAAGTTAAAACATCATTTGTTATTGGTGTACCTAAATTAACATCCGATAAATCATCTAAACTTGTTACTAATGAAGTTGATGCAGATAAAAAGTTTGCATCGGCTTCAGCAGTTGAATAGAAATCTGTTGGAATAAAAGTATTTGATGAAAGATACATTGAATCGAAATCTGGAACATTTAATAATGAACCATATTCCCCATCAAATAAAGAAGTTGATGCAGAAAGAAAATTATTTGTAACCCATTCTTCTGTAACATCACCTGCGGTATATGCGCTATTCACCCAAATAGAACCATTAAATCTTAAAAATTGATTTTCTAATGGAGTATTTATTGATACATCAGTCATACCTGATAATGTGGTAGTTCCACTACTAAAAGCATCAACTAAAGCATTCACTTCAACTTTGGTATAAGAATTATCTGTATTTAATAGATTATCGCGTGTGATATATAACATATTAGCATCAGGATTAGCTATATCTGTTACAAAACCAATCTGTTCAGTTTTAATTCCTTTTATTTTTGTTTTTGGATTCATCATTTTTTATTTTTATTTTTTATATAGATAAAGAACCTATTGCTCTCCAGTCACCGTTTGATATACTACTAACAGCATAAGAAGAACCACCATTCAAATCATAAACTGCACCATGATTTTTTACCCAATAAACTCTACCATCAGGTAAAGCATGGATGTCATAACAATTACTTACTGAATATGAATTAGTAAATGTTGTTCCAGTAGAATAATATATCGTGCTTGTATTTAATGCAGTCATAATATACATAACACCATTTTTATCTATTGTTATATTTGTTGCAGTTTGAGTAGAATATAAATCGAAAGAACCTGTCTGATTAGTTTGTTTATATATACCACTTGAACCACAAGCATATAAATCTCCATTATAATATGTTATATCAAAATAAGCATATGTGTCACTATATAATTCAACTGTATTACCACTTGTTATCTTATAAATATCACCATCAGATCCATCTGACTTTCTCCAAATAACATAAGCACAAGTTGGAGTTGAAACTATTTTATCCCATCTATTTTGCATAGGGGATGTATCACCTGGTGTAATTATGTGACTAATTTCAGAAACCAAACTAAAAGTAACTGGATTATATCTTTGTAAATAAGTATGAGATGTTAAGTTTGGTGGTGATACACCATCATATGTACTTCTAGATAAGTATATATCACAAGTATGATATTCTACTGCTAAACCATATTGGAAGCCACCACCTATAACAGAAGTCCAAGTTGTTCCAGTTGAATTTGTTTGTTTATATGTTGAGTATAAATAACCACCGTCACAAGCATAAACATTATTGTATTTCAATGTTGTGCCACTAACTTCATTACCATAACCAACACCATATTCATTTGAAGCATATGCACGGGCATAATATGTTGTTCCTCCACTTAAATTAGTTATTGTTGAAGTAAAAGAAGTTGAACCTGTTCCAACACTTGTTTTACTATCCGAAATTGTCGGAGAACCCGTTGTGTTATAACAAATACCTTTAGATAGTGTGTTATTTATATTTGTTAAAGTTAAATCAACTGATGTACCAACTAATCCACCAACACTATCTCTTGTGATATTAGATCGTTCTTGAAAAGGTAAAAATAAAAATGGTTGTGTTCCTAATGTATCTTTAAAGATTTTGAAGTCTTTAATTTTGAAATTTGCTTTTGGTGTGGCAGAAGTTCCAATAGATAACGCAATTTGTGTAGTATCATTTGCGATATATGTACAATCAACACCAGCAGGTTCATTGGTTGTATTAATACTACCATCTGAATTATAAGATGTAAAATAAAACTTAGTGCCATCACCTTTTAAAACAACTGTATAACGACCACCAACAGCATTTGAACATATCAACAAGGAATTAATAGCAAGTACACCAGAACCATTAGATATGAATAATCTTAGTGATGTACTAAGTTGTATCATTATGCCGAAAGCGGATGTACCATAGCCAGTATTTATCATTCTTGCTGCTGTTGTGGAAACGGGTGAATATTCAAATTCCATCCTAAATATTCCTGAGTTCATCCAACCGAATGTAGAAGATGTACCAATATTCATCACAGATGAAACACCATCAAAATAACCCCATTTAGTATAACCTTCCAATATATTTGACCCACCTAATGTCGCACCAGTAAATGATATATCTGTCATCTCTGATGTTACTAAAGTTGGTAGATAAGGTAAGTTGTCAATAAATGCAGGATTTCTACTCATTTTCTTTTTTATATTGTTTTTTCATTTTCTTGTCATATTTCGCCTTCAAATAATCGAGAATAAGTTTCACACACCAACCAACCATTGCACCAAGAGCAGCATAACACATAACCTCTATAATACCAATACCAGTAATCATTCCAAGTGTAAGACCCTTAAATCCACCAGCACCAGCGCCAAAAGATACAGGAAACAATGTATTCAATCTTTCATTCATATTTGTTTAATTTATTTTTTAAAGACGATGAAAACGACTATAGGGTCCTGAACATATATCTCCTGATGTATCACCTAAATACCAACCATTATGTGCGTAAGCACTTTCAGTGTCAGGTTCAATTGTATCATCATATGAAGTATGATTCAAATAAAGTGGATATGTTGTTTGGTATCTCAATAAAAACTTTGTCAATCTTTCAGAATAAAATTCTGCCTTGTTTAGAAAATCTGCTTTTCTTTTTGAAAGATATTCTTCTGAAATAGGTGTTGAATTTTCACTATTCTGTATTAATATACTTTTATTCGTATATTTAGCATATAAATCATCCATTGATTCGTAAATCGAATAGTATAATAACATCGGTTGAATATAATCTTCAACCAAAGTTGTATATTTGCTTTGTATAAATGTTCCACCAGTTAAATCAAAATCATTCAAAACATCTTCATATAAAGCAGAACCTAAAACCTGCTGAATATAAATATCTTGAGCTTGAAATATGTTTGTCTTGATAAATGTCTCCTCGACATTGGACATAATAGTGGATCTTTCTTTTACATAATCGCAATCAATTAAAAGTATCGTCAAATTATTCATTTGTTTCTTCTGTTATTTTTTCACCAGTTTCAGTGGTTTCATCTTCAATAACTTTTTCATCATTTTCATTTGTTCCATCATCATCAAGTGCTTCCATTCCAAAAACAGCACGGATTTCATTTTTACTCATCACTTGAGTCATTAAACCAGTATCATATAACATTATAGATGGTGCTGAATTAATTATATTTAATTCTTTTAATCCATTTATATCCATAATTTTATTATACCATCTCAAAAGAAACTGTTGATTTTTCTCAACATAGTTATTCATAAAGATTGAATTAGCATCTACATATTCTTTTCCACCACCCAACGAACCAGCTTTTTCTAAACCAGCAATCAATCTTGGCATCGAATGTGCCATTACTACTGATTCTTTAACTGCTTCTGTTAAAGTCATATATTGTTTATCTAAATCAGAAACAGATGTTTGTGTGATAGTTGGTGCTTGTTGTTCTGAATCCAAAAAGAATACAGCTGGTGTTCCAGCATTTTTTGAACCTTTATATTTATCTGTAAGTGCTTTCATTACAAAATCTTGTTCTTCTGGTGTAGGAATTGGTCCCCTAAAAGTAATTATAATTCCAGGTTGAAAATTATTTGTAATACAAGCATTATGAAATATACTAATTTCATATAATGTATTTATATCGTTTATACCACCAATATAAGAAGGCATTGGATAGTAATAGTTTGTAGGTGAATATTGTTTACAATAAAGAATCTGTGTTTGTTTTTTATCACCAAAATCTGAGAAAGCAGGAAATCTTTGTGTATCAGATATTCTTGTATATTTAGTCCATTCTTCACAATAAAAGTATTCTTCTATTTGATTCATTTTATTTGCTTTACCAGAACGAATGTTTTGAAAAGGACAATGATATATTTCAGCAATGTTTTTCTTATCTTTCGCCCAAATTATCTGAAAAGCAAAACCACCAAATATCTCCAAGTCCCAATATGTTTTCTGTAATAAATCATCCATACTTTCATATGGATTTGGGTTTTCTAAAAACTTATCTGTTTTTGAATTTGTTCCACCATCATATGTAAATCCTTCACCACAACCCATTTTAACTTTTCTATCCAAAATTGCTGTGTGTAAAGAACTTTGTATTGAAAGGTCTAACACATAATTTGGAAATTTGTTGTCTGCTCCCCATCCTACTATTTCACTTTTTCGGTCAACCGTTATACTAGGTGCAGTTTGTGCAGCTAATTGTACGAAACGAAAATTAATTTTCTCACTCATTTATTTATTTTTATTTTTTCTTATAAGAAACCCATTGATTTGCAGGTTTCGTATATTCTGTAGTTGTTATTTGTTGTTCGCCTTGAACTAAACATAATCCTCTTTCTACTTCAGTAGTTCCATTATATATATAGTATTGGTAATAACCATTCTGCGGTAAATAAATAAAAGCATTTGTTTTATTTTCAAGTGCCTTTGTAGTCAAAGTAATATAGAATTGATTATATCTATCTCTATATGCCGCTGTTGAATAGTCAGTTAAAGTAATACCAGAATATATTTGATTTGTTGTTTCAGAAATTAGTTTAAGATACCAAGTGCCACCAGTTGTTGTTGTGTCTATGGTTGCTGTTACTGCTATTGTGTTTCCACTATTCTGTTCTAAAATTATCATTAAAGATTCTTTTGTTTTTTATATAATACAAAAAAAGTTGAAAATGATTATACAACTTTTTTATTTTTTAATAATATAATATATGTAAGTTTTTCGTTCTACAAAGTTCATATGTATTTTTCCAAAAAAAAAGCCACCCAGAAATGAGTGGCTTTTTTATTTATCAAAGATTTGTTTAGTCAGCAACTAAACCATCAATTATTGTAGATGATACAGCGTATGCTGGAGCTGGTTCTTGTCCAGTAATAGTTATAGACCAACCTGCAAGATCATTTAACAATGTACCTGATTGATTGCTTCCACCTGAAACTTCAAGACCATTCTGACTTCCTAATAACCAATATGATTCATTTTTGTCTCTTACTATTGCTATAAGGTTATTTTGACCTAAAACATAGATAGCATTTCTTTTATCTATATCATTTTTAGCGGTTACATAAGTAATCACTTGTTCATAACCAATCGAACCGTTTTCAATAGTTGACATAATGTTTTCTACATAGTTACTTGAGTTTTTGTTTGGAACAAAGGTATAGAAGGTTGCACCAGAGATACCAGTTACGGTACCATTTGATTCAGACATCCATTCTAGTGCGGTATATCCTGTTGGATAAGCAGCTAAATAAATTTCTGAAATCCCCCCTGCGTTTGAGCGACATCCCTTTGATATTCCACTTGTTATATTACAACTCATAATTTATTTGTGTATTATTTTTTGTTAGATTTCTCTAAAGGGTTTGTTTAGTACATGTTATGAATACATTCATTACAAAAAGCAATTTGGGTTCCAAGTTTCCAATATGATTTGTACCATATAAGATCAGTAACTTCATCAAACACATATTTTGCATAAGATTCTTCGTTGATTTCATCAACACCAATGTAAAGGTTTTTATCCCATGTAAGAATTACATAGTTACTTCCAGCTAAACCAGGTTCAGCTTTAACTTTGATTTGTCCTTCATAACCGAAGTACCAAGTTTCCATTGCGCCAAGTTGTTCTGATTTACTATCATGATAGTAATTAGATGCTAATCTGTTTCTTTTATACATGTTGTAAATAGGAACAGAGGTATGAATTGTTAAAATACCTCTTGACCACATAGCGTCAGTGATATTTTGAACGAAATCAAGAAATACATCATCAACATTACTTTCAGTAATAGTAACACCAGTATAAGTATCAAGTGAAATTGCACCTGTGCAACCAGAAAGGTTTTCGAACCAACCATCTATTAAACCAGATGTACCTAACCAAAGGTCAGCTTCAATTTGGTTTTTAGTTTTAGCGGTGATGTCTGCTGTTAAAACTGATTCCACTTCTGGACTCATTTTATCAAGCATACTACCTGGAACTAAAGGTAAGTTTTTCTTTTGTAAATCTTGAACACAGAAGTTTTTCTTAACTCCGTAAGTTGCTACTGTTATGTTCTTTTCTGTGAATACTGTTGCACCAGAATTATCTAATGAACAAGCACCTGCTTGGAAATAAACATCAGTATCTAAGATATTTAATGGCTCGATATATTTAATACCAGTTTGGATTGAATAATCTGCCATACTGTCACTGAATAATACACCTTCTCTTAAAAGCTGGGTTGCTTTTGCGGTATAGTCAGTAAGTGAGGAAACTGTAAATGCCATAATTTTTTAATTTATTTTTTTAATATGAAAGTCCTCTTTCGGTTCTTTCAGATTTGATTTTGTCATGCATTTGTTCTGCAAATGTAGTTTTCTTTGTTTTTTTCTCAACCTGAATTGGTTCAGATGCTGGAGTTTGTGACAATTCAACCTCCAAACTTTTAATCTTTTCGTCTTTTTCTGTAATTTGTTTTGAAAGGGTTTCGATTTTTTCTTCTGTTTCTTTTAACGCTTTTTCTTTGGTTGTTAAAAGTTCATCTATCAACTTGATTCTTTCTTCAAGTTGGTTTAATCTATCTCCCATATTAACTTCTGTCTCAGCAGGTTCTTGCGGAGTTTCAGCAGGTATTTCAAGAGGTGTTTCAGTGAAAAGGCCTTTAATTTTTTCAAGTATTTCTTTAGTTTTACTCATATTAAAAGATTTATTTTTTATATAAGAATACATATTGAATAGTAAATGATTAATTTTTTTTATCATCTATATCTAATTCTTTTAGTATATCTTTAATTTTATTAAGTATGATTTCGTCTTCTGTAAGTTCAACTTTTTCTGGTTCAACTTTTTCTGGTTCAACTTTTACTTCTTCTTTACTATATTTATCATATTTGGTAGAAAAATAACCTTCCAAAGAATAACCTTTTACTTTACCTTCTTTAATATAGTTATTCCATATTTCATCATTATTTACTTTCATAGAACACATCCAAGTTCCTTTTTGTACTTCATATCCTAATACATTTGCTTTATCATTTTTAGGATCTTCGACTATCCAACTTTCAACCAATGAAACATCATTCACATTCATATTATGATCCAATGTTACATTTGAGTTTTTATTTTGAATTAAGAATTGTTCAGATATTTTTTTAACTGTGTCTTCACTGAAAAATACATTGAACTCTTCACCTGTAAATGGATTCACTCGATATATTAGTTTATTAGGAACTAAACTAGGACCTGTGATTATTCTCTTTTCTTCAATAACTTTAGCAAAAATAAAATTATTATTTTTTGAAAACACCATCCAATTAAGTTCAATTGCTGGATATTCAACTAAACTTATTGCTGTACATCCATCAAAGTTTATGTCATCGATTGTTAATTCGTAATTTTTTAATTCTGTGAAATCTTTAGTTTTTGGCATAATTTTAATTTTTATTTTTTATATAATACATTTTTTAATCAAAATGATTAAACTATGTAATAATTTCCATCATAGGAAAAGAGATCGATACTATCATATTCATAAAGTGTTTGTCCTGAAACACCATCAATCAATCCATCAATAGCAATTATTAAAACTTCAGTACTTGTTATATTTTTTATTTTTATTTCATCATAAGATAAACTTGTTGGTAAATATACTGTGAAATTTGTTGAACCTGAACAAATTATTAAATCTATATTTGTTGTTGCTGTTAATGATGTATCTGCCGTTAGAATATTTTTTTGAATAGAGCCATTATACCAAATAGAATCATCATAATAAAGTATATCACCATTTGTTGGTGAAGTGATTGAAACATCTGTCAAACCAGATAAAGTTGTAATTGCACCAGCAGAAGTTATATAGGAATTACCTGATGAATCTTTCAAACAATCATTCATTATATAAGTGCATGAACTTGTTACTCTTATACCTTCTATGTTATTTGAAATTATAGAAACATTTTCTGTATAACCACCTATACCTGAACCAAGTTGATAAGGACAGAAAGTTGCTGCGGTATAATTTCCTTCTATATTTCTAATCAAAGGACCACTTCCACCACCAGCATACATAAACGAATATGTTTCTGTATGAATCATTGTTCTTGAACCATATATCCAAGTCTGTAAAGAAACTTGTGATGAATTGTAATCCATATATGAAAGTTCAGATTCATCAAAATATAATCTATGTCCTTGAACTGATATATCACCTGTTTCATTTGGATCCCAAGTCATTTTACCTTGCATAGTAAATGTTCCACGCATATCTACAGTCATACCTGTTGTATCACCAATATAGATTTTATTTGTTTCTGTTGAATCTGTTAAAGTTAAATCTTTCTTACCAATTAAAATTAAATTAGATATACCAGTTGAAACTGTTATATTCTCAGAACCTAAAACAGAAACACCATCAGTTTGTTTCTCAACATAGATGCCATTACTATTCATTATAGAAACATTTTTAGCACCTTCATCAATATAGTTTCCACTACCATTAATAAAAACTCCTTGTGTATTTGGTAAAACTATATTATCATTTCCAAAAACATTTATTGATGTGCCTGTGATTGGGTCATATCTGTATGATAAAGGTGTATAATTAAAATATGTAATTGCAGTTGAATCTGGGAAAGCAGTTGTGCCACTTGTTCCACCTGAATCATACCATATTGTGTATGTATATGAACTTGATTCTATTGTTAAATTACTGAAATTGACTACATTACCAGTTCCAAATATAGTTCCATTTATATTATCGGTTGGACCATCTACAATATTACCTGGAAAAGGCAATGGTGTTAGTCCTGCTATTTTTTTACCTTTATATTTTGTATAGTTATAAGTTACATCATCTAATTTAATCAAGACCATTTCTGTTAAAGCATCTGGTGTGATTCTCATTTCATTTATTAAAAAGTAACCTTCTCTATCAATATAAACCATTTTATTTAATTCAATCTGATTGATTATTGAAAATGGTAAATTAAATCTTGCTTTATATAATTTACTTTCACTTGAAAATACATCTGAAATAAACTGACCATAAAAACGATTAACAAGATTTTGATTTGAAATTGGTTTTATTGTTGTTACAAAAACTCTATCAGTATCAAACATATAATCATATGTATTCTCAAACTCATATGTTTGAGAAGAAGTGTATGGTGCAGTACTACCAGTATATAAAATACCATGTGGGTTTGGTCCCATATGCGTAGCAAAAGGTAAATTAAAATAAGTATAATTAAACTTATAGTAATGATTTGAATATAAAGTGTTTTTCAAATCATAATATAAAAATCTTGGTTCTATGTTCGTATCTGGAAATTGATTGAAAGAAACTTGTGTCCTAAAATAATCTTCTTTATAAACAGCAGAAAGAATTGGGTCGCAATATGTTCCACTAGAATAATTAAAGAAACTTGTTTGTAATTGAACTAAAGGTGCAGCAGCAAAAACATCCAATTTTATATCTACTTCTGTATCTGTTAATTCATTATCAGTTTCATATTTATATGAACCATATTCTTTATTATATCTATCTTTATAATATTTATTTAACCAAATATCATCATATTTATATGAAAAATTAAAAGTTTTATAGTTATTTACAAACTCTAATTCTTCCATAGTTTCATCTATATAATCAGTTAAAACAAAAGCATTTGTTCTGTTTATAAAATCATCATATGTTTCTAAATGATAATGATTCTTATTGTTAGCATCTGGATATATTTGTAAGTTAAACATTTTCATAATATCTAACAAGAAATCAGATTGTTTTATATCTTTATTATAAAAGAACTTATCCATCCAAACATCTATACCATTAACCCATTCATCATTAGTGTAAACTTTTACATAATTTGTATTTGTATAACCATAATGATATTTACCTAAATATGTTCCTGTTCCAAATATTTTTGGTGGGAATTGCCATTGAAAGAAAAATACATCATTTGCTTCAACTTCAACTTCTGGTGTATTAAATATAACATCAAAAGTTCCTGTTCCAATTGTAAATGCTGATTGTGACACTACTTCAAAGTTTTGTGATATAGCAACAGCTGCAGCAGATTGATTAATATGTGGTGCATCGGACCACTTTGATTTACAAAGTAATAAAAGTGCTTGTTGTCCAGTATGAATTAAAGTTGGTGTTTGTGTATATTTAAATTTGAAAGAAGATTCAAATCTTACCTTACAATCATATTGAAAACGAATAGTTGAATGTAAGAAATTTGTTAAAGTTATATTTGAGTCTGCTCTATCCGAATCTGTATATTTACTATCTACATATTTTTCATAAGTCCAAGTAATTGGTATGATTCCACAAGTGGACGGATCATCTCCATTTTGTGGGAGTGCTGGGTTTCTTACATATCGAACTAAATTGGTAATGTCCCAAGCATTTGGATTTGAATTTGTTCCACCACCCCATTGTGCTTCTAAATATCTATCCATATAATAATTCATAGCAGAATAACCAGAAGCAGTTAAGATTGAATTACCAGAAGAAACTTCATTTAAGTCATTACAGAAAGGAATAATAAACTTTGAAAACTCATCTGATTCTAAAAAAGTAGATTCATAAGAACAATCAGCATCAGCAAAAATCTTATCAATCAAATACTTTGCTTTTATACCAGGATATACATCATCACATTGAAAACCTATATTTGATATTGAATTGAAATCACCTAACCATCCTTTAGTGTTTTTTCCATAATCTACATAGGGGAAACCTATATTAGTATAGATTGCAGCATTATTATTAACACCAATTTGTTCGTAATAATATGTATTATAAACAAATGAATTACTTAAAGTAAAGTTTAATTCAGAAATATCCAAATCATACATATCTTTATCTTTTAAATTAGTAAAGAAAATGTTATTGTCTGCATAAGCAACACCTTTATATTCAATAGGTTTCTTATATTCTTTTATAACATCAGTCATTTCAAACCAACCATCTAATAAAAGATAGTTGTCAGCATATAAAAGTATAGGATATTTTTTAGTTGTATCATAATTATCATATGAATTTAGGTCATATAAAAATCCAAACACATCATTGTTTATTGGTGTTGCTGGAAACGAAAGGTCTTTTGTTATAGTTCCTCTGGCTTCTAAACTTTTATAATCAGAAATCGTTTTGATTATCTCAAATGATAATTCACCTAATTCTGTTTCTTTATTATTGACAAAGCATCTGTAATTAACCATAAATTATTATATTTTGTTATAAGTGGCTTCAATAAATCTGTAAAACTTTATTGCTTCCTCTGGTGTATCAAACTTGAATTGTCTGAATACTACTAAGATTGATTCTTCATTACCATTTTGTAATGAACCAACTATTCTGATTGCGTAATTTGGTTTTTCTTCCATAATTTTCTTTTCTTTTTTAGGGCACATAAAGTATAGTATATTCTTAATTATCTTTCTCATTATACTTGAAACCTATACCCTTCATTTATTTTATAACTAACTGTAAGTTGGGCCAATTCTTTTGGATAGTTCTTTTTAATTTCTATTGATGTGTCAGTTACTTGAATAGGATAATATGTTTCTGTTGAAGCATCTACAATCCATACATCTGGACTTCTAAATAAATCTTTTAAATAAGACATTTCAGTATCAGTAATCCAATTTGTATTTACAACCCATAATTCATCACCTTTCATATCAAAATAAGTTTGAACTCTTTTCGTTTCATCTCTTACTAAATTAAGATTTGTGGCATCTCTTACATATGGTGTTGCTCTATATTCATATTTATCTAATTCCATACCTGAACGACTTTTCATATTGAAAGACCAATAATCATAACCACCTAAATGATTTAACCAAGCCAATCTTATAGAACCATATTTGTTATCACAAATTACATCATAATTAATTCTTTCAGATGTTTGATAATGAATGTTTTCTGTTCTACCAGATGTAGCCCATACTTTATACCAAGATAAACCAGTTGTTACTGTTTCATCAATTGTTTCACCTGTTGTGAAAAAAGTCCAGTTGGTTGGTGTAAAAAGTGAAGCAACATAAGTACCCTTTCCCATTTGCAACATATCACCTGCAGCAGCCATATCATATATATTCTTTGTGCCAGAAGGAACAGATAATTTTAGATTGGTGCAAGCAGATAAACTACCAACTGTTTCAATAGGTAATAACATACTTGCTGGTAATTTATGTCTTAATAAATTAAATGTATTATCTGTATGAACTAATAAATAAAATATATCAGTGATTTCAGATATTTGGGATTTATCTACATTAATGGTCCCATTGAAACAATATAAAGTTGAATAATCAGTTGAAGTGATTTTATTATTCTTATTCAGGTTTAGGAATAGTCTAGTTGTCGGATTTAAATCATTAAACATATATGTAGCATAGGGGAAGGTTTCTCCAATTTGATTTATGTGATTGTGTGCTATGTTTTTATTTGATGAACCTGCTTCTATAATCGTTGTTCCAGTCATACCAGACACAGAAATTGTAAATTCATATAAATCATATCCACCAATTGGGTCGAATTCTACGATAGTTGGGTCAAAATGCTTTGTGTGATAAGCCTTTACAACTTCAAATGGATTTATGTCACAAGTATTATATACTGGATGTGGCGACTGTTTATAATATACAGGCGTTTCATTATATACATTTACACTATATTTGAAATACCAACTTGTATAACCTGTTGATATAACATTACTTACCCTATAATATTCATCACAATCATAGAATGATGATAATAAATCTGCATCGTTTTCGTACCAAGAAAAAGCCATAATTATTTATTTATTTTTGATAGAGAACTTCTGACTTGAACTCTATTTACATTTTTTTGTGTTCTTGTTATATCAGATTCAACTACTACAACTCTTTGAACCATTCCTTCACCACGATTTAATCTGTTAAGATTATCTGTTCCTATTGCAGCCATTGCTGATTTATTTAATACACCTTCACCTGGTGTAAGTTTAGCAGAAACAGAATCATCACCACCAGCACCAGGAACAACACCACCAAAAGCAAACTTCTGTGATTGAATTGTAGATATTTGGGTTGCTGTATTTAATAAAACACCTGCGGTTAAAACTCCTTTTATGATTGCGTCAGCAATAGCATTACCAGTTGCTTCAGCTCTCCATATTTGCATAACTGCCAAAGCACCTGATATAGTGGCTTCTGAAATAGCAGCGGCTTGTCTTTTAACGGCATATTGTTTTCTGATAGCATCTTTCTTTTGTTCATTATTACCAGCGGCTTCTAATTCCATATTCATTTGTTGTGTGTATAAATCAGAAAGAGCACCCATCAAGTTTGCTGTTGCTTGAAAACCTCTATCTCTTAAATCTAAAAGTGCATCCTGATGTTCTTTTTCTAACTGTTCATCTTCTTTTCTTTTTGACCAGTATTCATCTCTCCATTCATCTATTGCTGCTTCTTCATCTTCAAGTCTTTTCTGAACAATTTCACCTGATTCTTCTGCGGCTTTTCTTCTTGCATCATTTGTTTCATTTGTTATATTTAATTCTTTCTGATATAATTTGATAAGATTTGCTTGTAAAGGTTCTAATGTATTCCACCATTTGAAAAGTTCTTCATTACCTTGTGATTGTTTTTCAACAAATTGATTATATAAAACTTCACCATCTTTTATTGCTTGATTATATTCTTTCCAATAAAAAGCACTAATTTTATATCTTTCTTCATCGGTTTTAGCGGATGACATTTCTTTTGTCAATCTATCACTCCAAGATTTACCCCATTCTGAATTATATATCGATTCTAATTTTCTTGCTTGTTCAATTATATCCATTTGTTTTACATATCCAGTTCTCCATTCATCTAATGAAATAGTACCTTGTTTCAAATTATCATTTAATTCAGCAATCTTTCTATTACTTTCATCAATAGTAGTATTGAAAGTTTGTTCTACGAATATAGTTAAGTTTAATTCTGCTTTAAACTCCTTCAACGATTTGGTTGCTTGTTTAGTAATTTTATTACTTTCATCTGTTGATTTTACATTCTTATCAATCTGATTCAATTGTTCAGCTAAAACTCTTGTAAAAGCATTTGTTTCTAGTTTAGTATCTCTTATTTCAGTTTCTAAATCATATTCTTTATATTCGCCCCATAAAGCAACCACACCAGCCAATACAGGTGCGGTTGCTAACAAACCTTTTGTTAAATCAGACATACCAGATTCTTGTCTTTTAGTTAACTCAATCTGGTCTTTCATAATAGTTTTATAGTTTTCAGCAATCTCTTCTTCCAACGCAGAAACAAGTGCTTTCTTTTGAATAGCAACAGTTAATTTATCAAACACATCTGTTAAATCACCAGCCAAAATCTTTTCTTCATCCATCTTTGAAAGATATTCAGGATATTTCTTTACTAATTCAGAAACCAATTCTTTTCTTTTTTCCTGTGATATATTAGTATCTTTCAATCTTTCTTTCAATATATTTAATGAAGCAATTTCTTTTGCAGATGAATCAACAGCTTTCAATTGTGCCTCATTAAACTTTTCCATACTTTTTTCAAAGTCAGTCATTCGAGTCATTAAAAGATAAATACCTGTTGCAATTGCTGTTACACCAATAATAATTAAACCAATAGGTCCTAATGCGGCTTTCATTGCTGTTCCTACTACACGAATTGAAACCGCAACTTTTGGTAACAAATCAGAAAGTTGTGCGAAACCAGTAACAACATTTGTTATGGCTTGTGCTTTAGCAAATGTTTTAAATAATTCTTCAGCTGACTTTTTATCAGAACCAAAAACAACAGCCAAGTTTTGTCCTATTGCGGCAACTTGTGTAAAACCTTGAGCCACTTTTGAAACATGACCGTGCATAGGCTGTAATGCCGCATTCATATCTTGTGATGCTTCTCTTAACTCTACAAATCGTTTTGATAATTTTTCATAAGCAACTTGATTATTAGTGGATGCAGCATCTTCCATTGCTTTCTGAACCTCTTTCATTTCTTTTCTTATTCCTAAAAGAGAGTTCATAGATTTGTTCACATCTATGTTTAAGATAAGTTCTACTGTTTTTGCCATATTATAGTTGTCTGTTTTTTATATCCATTATAAATTGGTCTATCATTATATCCAATTCAATATACATATTGTTTTCCAAAAGTGGAAAGTATTGTTGTTCAAACTCTGATAAAGAACTCATAAATGGTTTTGCCATCGTTCCCCATTTCTGTATAGTTTTTGCAACCGCCCAAGGATTTAATCCTTTTCTTGAAGCCCAACCTTTTATAGCATTGATAGGTGGCATCTTTCTATTTGGTAATCCAGTTTCAGTTCCTCTTGTCCCTTCATCAACATACTTACCATAATCTTCCATTAAAATATAAAGCACATTATCTTTAACTTTATACTCAATAGAATTAACTAATTCACTAGTATCGACAGAACCATTCTGTTCAAGTAATCTTTTCATATCTTGAACTATGACCTGTCCAACTCTTTCTAAGGCGGGGTCTACGATTATTTTTCTTGGTCCTGCCATTATAATTTAGTTAATGCGATTGTTACAGTTTGTAAAGGTGTAGTAGATATTGTTATTGCTTCTGCTTTATAATAAGTATCACCACCATCTGTTTTACTACAAATTATCCAATAATCTCCTAATTGAATACTTGCTGGTATATTATATGTTCCACCTGCACCAGTTATTCCATTTACAACTTCAGTTACTTTATCTGATTCATATAAAGTAAAAGTTGTAAGTGGTAATGCTACAGAATTATATGTAGTGTAAATAATTACATTTGTAGTTAATGTAGTAAGATTTTCAGGTATATTACAATTTGATAAACGATTCTCAATCTCTATGTTTATTCTAAAGATCCAACCACCCGTATAATCATCAAACTTTGCATCGAATGGTTCCATTGAAACACCATCTTCATTTAATACCCAATCATATGTTTCACAATCAGACCAAAACTTACTAACAACATCATTACCCATTAAAAGGGTATCGTTCATAACATCTTTCAAATTAGTTAAATCTTGTTTCACTAAATCCATAATATACATATCAAATGATAAAGTCATCATATGTCCATTGATAGTTGATGTTGTAGGTTGAAGCCAAACCATAGGAAAAGTATGGTTCTTTGTAGAAATATTATTTGGATTTCCCCAAGAAAAAGAATTAATCTGATTGTGATTATCACAAAAAGTTTCTATATCTTCAAGTATTCTTTTGAAAGTTTTTATCATTTTTGTTGTTGTTGTTTTTTTATTAGTATGTCATTCTTTTCCTTGAAATATGAAAGCCAGTTCATAATGAAAATTATATTCTTTTCTGTTACAGCATCTTCTTTTGTGGGGTCTTTATCACACAATTCAAATATGACACCACTCCAATTCCATCTACCAAACCCTTCATCTACTTCTTCATTTTCTTGCTTTTCTTCGCCAGTTGTTGTAAAGAGGGGCTCGTACTCTTTAAGTAGCCACTGGCGAAATCCATAAAAAAACTGGTCAGTGCGTGTAACTGAACCACATTCATTTTATTGAAAAATATATTTGCCCTTTCATCAATCTTACCATCATATTTTTCAATGATATATAATTCACCATCTTGTGAAATTACAGGACGCATTAATACAGCACATATTTTGTGCATGTTGTTTACAGCATCTTTTATAAAATGGTCTAAGTCAACATATTCACCTAATGTAAGATTCTTCATATCTTTAATGACCCCATATTTTTTACCATCAATCTCTATAATCTTTTCTGTTTTTGATTTTATATCTTTAGCCATCCAAGATATATCTAACTTACCAATATCATCAACACTAACATTATACAAAACATCCATAGGACAATCTGTTAAAGCAGCAATAACCATAATAAGTTTTTTCATATCTGATTCATCAGTTGCTAATATGTTTTGAATTGCAACATATTGTTTTATATTACAATCAGACCATGCCGTTGGAAGGTCATATGAATTACCTTCAATCTTTAGTTTTATCATTTTCTATTTTCTTTTGTTTTGATTCATTATATTTGGTGATACCAAGTAATGAAAGTTGTTGAGCTAGTAATGAGCCGAATATGATGATTATTTCATTAGGTATAATATACCACTTTGGTAGGATACAAAAACGGTATATCTCGAACCCTAAGAACATCATACAGAATAAAATTATCATAATTGAGATTGAATATGATACTATCCTTGTGGAAGAAGCCTTACCACTCGGCATCATTACTGAGCTTTTTATTAATGTTAAAAGTTTTTTCATATTTAATTTATTTGATTATTACATCATAACTGCAACGACAACCTGGGTGTACTTTTCCTGGTTCCAAACCGTGATACCATTTACCACTTGAAGGTGATGTACCTGCTGGTGCTTGATGCGACCAAAGTTCATTATATAAAACTTCTTTACCTTCTAAACCCTGACAAAACTCACATACAGGAACAGGTTTGCCATCTTTACCAGGTTCAGATGCGTTTGTATTCCACTTTTTATATACAGTAAACTTATGTTTTTCAGACATTTCTACAAACTTCTTTTCAAGTTTTTCAATCTTTTCTTTCATAAAATTGATTTATTTTTATATTATAATACATAAAATTACAATTTCGGTTCTATAAACTTAATTTCTCTATTATGAACTTCAACCATATAACCTTCTTCAGTTTCTATAAAGGCATAAATACTTTTATCATCATATATAATCCAATCATGAAACCAACCATAATTAGATATTTGTTCCATCATACCATCGTTATATCCACTTTCCTTGAAAGTGTAATAAAGTACTTTTCTTAATTCTTTCATTTTCTTTTTATTTATTTTTTGTAATTAATTTTTTAATTTCATCTTTTAATTCAATTGGCACAACCCAAATTACTTTATCTTTATTTCCTATTGAGCTACAATCAGATAGTATTTTATTTATATTAAAAAGCATATCAATTTTATCTTCAATTGATTTACATTTTTTCAATTCTTTTTCATTTAAATAATTCATTCAATTCTTTTTAATTTTCTTTCTCTTATCCAATTCAAGTAATGTATTTTTACTTTGTTATGTCGCATATAAACGAAGAACTGGTTGTCGGTATGTTCCATATCATCCCAAGGTAGATATTCACGCAGAACCTCTCCTATTGCGTCCTGGAAAGTTCCAGTATATTCCACAGTATATAGTTGCTCCATTTTTTCATTAAAATCATTTTGATGTTTTATAGCTGAAATAATTTGAGGCAACATCTTATTTGTAATCCAATCATTACGAACAAAGATTCCATCATCCCATATTCTGTGGCAGATGTCAATATATTCTTTTATATCTGAATAAAGAATCCACGATTGTAAATATCTATAATCTATCATTTGTAATTCTTTCTAATTTTTTCTCTCTCATTAATTTTTTTGTAATAAATCTACTTTGAATAGGTTCATTATTAAATAATAATTGAACATAAATTAAATCACTATCAATGATATAATAATATTTATAATCACATAAATTTATATCTATATCATCTATATTATCCCATCGTTTTTCAAACTTATCCATAATATGAATAACTTTCCAATTTACACTTTTCATTTTACAATTCTTTCTAATTTTTTCTCTCTTAATTCATTTTTTCTATTTTCAATTTCATATTTAACTATTTTATAAAAATAATTATCAAAATTATAATTATAACCATCACCATCACAACATTCATCAAAATTATAAATTAAATCATCAACTTCAAGTTCTTTAATTTTTTCTAATTTTTTTCTAATTTTAAACTCATCAAACTTGTAATAAACAAGTTCGTTTAGTGATTTAATTTCTTCTTGTTCTTTTAATGTAAATATACTTTTCATTTTACAATTCTTTCTAATTTTATTTTATTTTTTCATAATGTTCCATTACTCTCTTGTATATCTGTGAAACACACTGACTACAAGTATAATCCATATGTAAAGTTGATTTAGGATGTAATCTTTTGAAAAGTCCAAACAACAATTCTATATCATATCTACCTCTCAATGGTCTTGCACCAATTGAATTGAAAAAGTTTTTTATATCATCATTCAAAGAAGGTTCTTGGTATTCAGTATATTGTGGTTCTTCCTCAATAGGAATTGAATCTTCAACTTCTTTCCATTTAGTTTCAACTTCTTGATTGAAAAACTCTTCATGAGGTAATTCTAAATCATGTTTCGCTTTACAAGTTTTCATATGTGCAATCAGTCCACTTTTACTTTTAAACTCTCTTGAACAATATGGACACTTTAATTCTTGTCCGCAACATTTTTCTTCACTCATATTTTTTCTTTATTTTTTCTATAATTCCATAGACACCATTTCTGGCTGATGACTTTGATATTTTATATTTCTTAGCCACCTTTTCAAATGAACGCTTATTTAATTCATTCACCTGTTTCATTGTCAAACCTGAAATTACATAATGATATTGAGGGGCAAAGTATTCAATAAAGATTTCTTTACACCACAATTCTTTTATTTTTGTTTTAAACATTCTACTTTTTTGAACCCACTCAATAATTTCTTCATATCTATAATCATATTCTTTATTTTCAGTTTGTTCCAAATCTTCGGACAACTCCCTATATCTACAATACATTTTATTGTAATTATGATTTGGTGAATTATGCTGTTGAATCATGGCTCTTACTATATACGAATACCAACACATCTTTCTGTCTTCTTCCCATTTACGACCTAAAAGATATTCCAAAACATCGTTCAATAAATCTCCTGCCGTATCATTTTTTGTAATCCATTTTGCGGCTTGTAAGAGTTTATCATAATTTTTATTTATATAATCTTCTAACTCTTTTTTAATCATGTTCTTATTACAATAGTTCCACCAGTTCTTTTTATACCTAATTTTTCTAAGGCAACATATCTCATAGCATCACCCAAATGATTCCAATCATCAACTGGTTGATTTATAAACTCACCACTTTTTCTATCTTCTTTCCAAGTATAATTTATTATCTCATCTTGTAAGTGTTTGGACCTCTTTGTTATATTAATTTTATATCTTTGTAATATATCTATACCTTGTGTTATAGAATCTTTACCCTTTTTTACACCACGAATATAAAAACCTAATCTTCTTATTTCTTCTATTGATTTTGGTTCAGCAGAATCAGCAATAATCTCATCACGATTAGTTATTCCTAATTCTTTTAAAATCTCACATATATCTGGATTGGTAAGTCCTGTTTCATAAATTAATTCATCAACATATATTTCACCATTTTGTAATCCAAGTTTTACAAGTGCAGTCACATCTTGACTAAAACCAAAGTCAAGTCCATACCAATACTTTATATCTTTTGGAAATGAATCACATAATTGCCAGTTTGTATAGATAGCACCTCTTACTTCACCATACTCACCTTGACCGAATATCATCCATTTGTTATGATTTGTTTCTCTCCAACTTTCTATTAAAGCAATTTGTTTTGGTCCTAAAAAAGGATTGTCTTTATATGTTGATACATAAACATCTGCTTGTGGATTACTTTCTAATTCTCTCACCCATGAATATGGATTGGTTGGATTGAAGTCCAATATAATTTGACATCTGAAATCTTTTCTATCAGGTAAACGCATTTCAGCCTGTTCAAATATTGCTTTATCAATAAAGGTTGCTTCGTTAAACCAAGTGATGTCACTCTTGACACCGAACCACTTGCTGGGCTTATCACAGGGAAGTATGCGAATAATTGACTTTGTTGGTTCATATTGATAAGTGAACTCTGATTTATTCATTTTCATATTTGGTGTCAAACACATTTCATCTATCCAAAACTCAAGGTCTTTTATTATACTGGCTCTGGCTTGTCGAAGGGTTTCAACACCAATGATTATAGTAATGTTGTTGTTTGACATCATCTTTGTTAAAAGATTCTGTATGATTGATATGGTTTTGGCGGACCTGGTAGAACCACGGAAAATTACATATCTTGCTTTTGAATCTTCAAGTTCATAATACTGCTTACAAACTGTTATTTCTTTTGATTTACTCATTTTTTTGAAAATAATTTTTCATCTATCATTAATCCATTATTTAACTTATAATTAAATAAATCATAATTTACGATTACTAATGTATCGTTTTGTATGATAATTGTGTCACCAATATGATTACTCATACTTATAGATTTATCTTTTAAATCATCACATTTAACTAACATAACTATAATTAATATAGTAAAAATAATTCCTAATAATTTCATTCCCAAAAGTCATCTATTTTTTGTTGGTCTTGTTTGTCTGCTTTCAATTGTTCTTCTGGTGATAATTTACCACCCCAATTTTTTCTTAATCTATAAACAGAACCATTGTCTTCTTTCTGATTAAATGCTGTTCCTTTCAACTTCACTTTCTTTTCTGATACATCTTTCAACCAATGATTATATCTCGCCTTACCAATTTCAATATACTCCTCACTCATTTCACAACATTCTATATTTTCATAACCTACTAATGCTGCTGCGATTACTTCACTGAATACACCACAGAAAGGAATATATATTCTTTCATCTGGATGATTGGCTGGTAATTTGAATAGGGATAATATGTGTTTGTTTAAGTTGATTGGTTTCATCGTGGGATGAACTGACTTTAACCCATCACAACCAGCATTTCTTTCTTTTGTTGAAACTTTTGGAAAGTAATTGTAAAGGTCATATTCATTTTCTTCATATTTTATGTGGTGAAGTATTTTTGATGCGCCACCTGTGTCTGTATAATTTGTTTCACCACCTCTTTTGAAACCAGTTGTCTTACCAACATTACTATCAGTATATTTATCAAGTCCTATATTTGGTGTTGCTTTAATCTTACCACTCTGTTCATCTATAATCTCTGCGGCTTCATCACTTATGAATGTTTGTGCTGGGAACCTGGCTGAACTATCTTCTTCTTTTTCTTTCATATTTTTTGAAGGAACCCTACAACCATCCACATCAATCACACCAGGATGTTTAGTCATATCATTTTCAGCATCTATAATATGTTGAACCTTTGAACCTTTTATTGGCTTTTGAAAAACTAATATAGTTTCAACTACTTGTTTAAGTGGGGCTATTGAGTATTTATAACCTTCATATTTTTGACCTAATGTGGATTGGGATTTTTCATTATATGTTATTATTCTTTTATCTTCTTTATTTCTTTCAAAATATGTTTCTGCGAAATTACCTTTTCTATTTTGTGATGAACCTTTTTTTGGTTCTCCTTTAATCCTTTCACTACCTAAAACCTTGTCTATATTCTTTGAAGCATCGCTGGCCTTCGGAAAGTTGGAAATAAAATACCAATACAAACTTTGACATGGTGTAAAACCAGCCAGTGTAGCATAGTAATATAATGGTCCAAGTTGTCTATCAAGACCAAACATAACCAAGTATCCACCATCTTTTAATGTTCTGAAACTTTCGTTGAAAAAGGTTTCAGTCATTGGACCATCTAACGCTGACCATTTTTCCATGAACTCTGAACCCTTTTTCAAATCAAACTTACCATCTTTAATAATCCATTCAGACCCTAAATTATACGGACCATCACAATAAATTATATTGAAATGTTTATCTGGTTTTTGTTTTATATCGTTCAAAACATCATCTTTATTTATTATCATACATCTTTTCTTTTTCTTTTTATTTCACTAATTTTGTTTTTGGTTTCTTGTGAATGCTTTTGTCCTGTTCTTCTTTTTGAAAGTTCTTTTCGTCTATCTTTATTTGTTTCCAAAACATTCCACGCATGCCATACATTTTCAGCACAAGTCACCATTTCTAAATTACTAACATCATTATTGTTTTTATCGCCATCTTTATGATTTACTTGAAGTTCATCATTAAAATTAGGTAAAAAAGCCATAGCAACTAATCTATGTAATCTATATGGCTTTCGACCGTCTTTATTTTTGGATAAATTAGTATATAATCTTGCTTTTCTATAACCTTTATTATCCTTACAAAAAACAACTTCTTTACCACTATTTATATTTACTACTCTACCATCACTATGTATTTCATAGTTTTCTAAATTATTTATTATCATCTTTTCCTTCATCTAATTTTTTAATTTCTCCACCTTCAATCTGTGCAGGTTTAATTACAATACTTTCTATCGTATGAAAGTTTTCTACTTTTTCAGCATAACCACGATGTCTTGCTTTTGTTTTCAAATAGAAAATGGTTGAAACATTATCGCCTTTTGCTATATTTTTATATAATTGGTTTTCAACAATATCAATCATTGCTTCTTGTATTTCATTTATTTGTTTTACAAAATCTGGATCTTCATGTAGAAACTTATAATAAACTGAAGTTGAAAAATTACATTTAGCACAAGCAAATGAAAGTAAGCCATTACAATCTTTCAATGCTTTGATTAACATTTCTTTTTTAATATGTTTTGGTATTCGTTTAGTAACTGCGGCTTTTGTTATTCCTACACGCTTTTCAGGACTAACTACTTTGTTCTTTAATTTCTTCATCTTTTTTTATAGTTCTTTTTTTATTGTAGTGGTTCATCACATATTCTTTTTAATTTTTCAGTTCTTAATTCTGAAATTTTAACATCAAGAAGTTTATCAAATAATTCCAAATCTTCTTCTCTAATAGGGCCCCATTTTTCAATTAAACCCTCAAAAGTTTTGTAAGCATATATACCATATTCATTTATAACAGAATATTTATATCCTACTTTATTAAGTTTTTTAATTATTTCTTCTTTCATCTTTTTTTAATCTACAAACATTTCACCTTTATTCATCAACCAAATCATTGTTATTCTACATATTGTATATGAAATTAAACCATACAAAATTGGACTTAAATAGATTGAATATAATGGTGGAAACAAAAAAGAAACCATTAAACCAGCCCAAAATGAAAAACAATTGGGACAAGTTAATGGTTTATATGGTATTAATTTTCTCAACCAACCAAAAATATATTCTTGTGTAATTATTCCTGTTATAGCAAAACAAATAAATGGAAATAAATAAAGTGGTAACATATAATATAATTTATTTATACTATATATAATTTTATTGGTGGCGGAAAAAAGACAAAATTAGTAGTTGTTGTTGTATTATTATGCCCCTATAGATATATAACTAAATAGAGTATATTATATAAATAAATATACTTTAATATATCTAGGATAGAAATACAACAATACAACAACTTAATAATTGGATACACAATTAGTTACAGCGATCAAGTTATTGTAGTCAACAACAACAAATAATTTTTCCAACTTTTTATTATATATGGTATATAACTACTAAAACAACCTAAAAAAAGTATGAAATATGATTACAAAATTTTATTAATTAGAGAAAAAACACATCAACAAATTAAATTATTGGCTGAGAAAAAAGAAATGAGCATGATGTTATTTATGAAACAATTAATTATGGAGACATATATTAAAGAGATTTCAGAAAAAACAACACCAAACACCAATGAATAAACCAAATGCTTATGAAGAATTAAAACTTAAAGTAGATAAAGAAAAAGAAAATTCTGCTGATAAGACAGAAGAATTGATGAAGAATCAACCAACATTTGATGAAAGTGTTTATAAAGGTTTACCACAATTACTTAATGATATATTAAAACAGAGTATTCATTTAGATAATCCTAAACGAAAAGATATTATGTTACTATCAATATTAACATCTTTGAGTAGTTTATTTCCAACTGTAAAATCAAACTATCACAACAGAACAATATATTCAAATTTATATTTTTTCCTTGCTGGTAAAGCTGCATCAGGAAAAGGTATTATGCGAATTGCTATGGATATATTAAAAGGTTATAATAGTGATTTAAAAACATCAAATGAAAAGAAAACAAAAACACACGAATGTGAAATGAATGAGTGGAATGCTTTTACAAACAAAGAGAAACTTGGTAAAACAAAACCAACGGAGCCCATTCTAAAATATTCATCTATGTCAACAAATATAACGCAAACAAAATTTATAACACATATAAGTAATGGTACAGGACTTATGTTTTCAACTGAAGCTGATTCTATGGTTGTTGCAAACAAACAAGATTGGGGTAATTATTCAAGTGATCTTCGGGCTATGTATCAACATGAACCTATTATTATAGATAGAGTTGGAAGTGGTAGAGTTGATATAGAGGAACCCAAATTGTCTATATGTATATCAGGCACAATAGATCAGATATTTAAAGTACTTGGCAAATCACAAGATGGATTATTTAGTAGATTTATGATTTACAATTATTCAGCAGAAAGAAACTATATATCAGGCAAACCAACAGAAGGCAATTTTATAGAACCAGAAATATTAGAACAAGTTAAACAATTGATTTATTATTTTCAAACAAAGACTTATGAATTTAAAATGACTGACTCCCAATGGAGTGTTTTTGATAAATATCAAAAGAATTTATATGAAAAAATTAAATTAATAAATGAAGATGATGATATTGATTCTGTTGCATTTAGACATTCACTAATGAGTTTCAGAATAATAATGATATTAAGTATTTTGAGGTCTGTTTTTGACCCTGCTTTACAATTTGAAAATATAATATACCCACTTGATAGTGATATTAAGAGAGCTATAAATATAACAAAAACTCTTATATTACATTCGTCCTTAATTTTCAATAGTCAAGAAAAAGAAAAGACATACTTAAAAGAAAATAAAACAGAAATTTGTATAAAACAGATTTTAAAACTAGACCAATTTACAAGACAAGAATTGATAAATGTTTTAAAACCATTTAATGTAAGTGAAAGTATTATGGATAAATCATTAAGGAATTTAATAATTGAAAAGTATATTGAAAAATTAGATAGATTTACATATAAAAAGAAAGTTAAAAATGGAAATAAATAGTTTATTAAAAAGAAAATTCTTTGTAAGAAAGCGTATTTATAAAGATGGTAGTTATATGGATGCCTTTGATATAAATACATATACAGAAATTTATTTATATAAACTTGGTAAGTATATAATAAGAAATGAAAAAGATATAGGATTTTATTTAAATGCTTTAAAGCCAGGATTTAAAAATGCTGAAAAGATAAATTTTAAGATACCAATTGTTAGTTGGATTGATATAGATTTTCATACTAAGAAACAAATAGATGATTTTAAAAAGGATGTAAAAAATCTAAAACAATTTATGTTGGATTTGAAAAATGATCCAAACTTATTTATTATAGGTAGAACATTAGGAAAACCAAATGCTGGTATTAGAATCATTGGTTTAGTTGATAGTTATTATAGAGAGTATGAAGATGATATAATCGAAAATGGTTTAGAAGATAGTGATAGTTATTTAGATAAACAACAAGAGATATTTGAGGCAAATTATTTATGTTTTAAAGATTATATAACAAATAATTATCCGATTAAAGAAGGTAGTTATTTTGATACTTGTTGTGGTAGAATAAGCCAACCAACATTTCCATTAGCAAAGGCTAGTATCAGATTGGATTGTGAAAATTTATATCACACTTATGATATTTCAAATTTATCTAAACCTAAAACAAATGTAACACCTAAACAACAATTAGAAAGAGCAACAAATAATTCAAAATTAACAATACAATTATATCAACTTAATCCACCAGAATTACAAAATATATTTAACACACATTGTCCTAAATTAGAAGGTATTGTGAAGTATTGCGATACAAATGCAAGAAAGGCTTGGTTTAATTTATATAACAGATATTATAAAGGTAATAGTTTTAAAAAATATTTAAAAGATTTTGATACATTTGAAAAAAGATTAAGTGTTTCAAAAAGTTTAACCTATTGTAGTGATTTATATTATTATTTAAAAAACAACGGGGTTATTAAATGAGAAAAGAAGGAGTAACAATAAGAAAAGAAAGAGCCAGAGAACTATTAAATAGTTATGATGTCGGAGAGATTGTAAATAAAAATGATGAAAAGATTTTAATTGATTTATTTTCAAATCATCACCCTAATTGGGAAAAAAAGAGTGAAAATATGTTACATTTTTATGTAGATGATGAAAAAAACTATGGAACAAAATGTTTTTGGATTTGGAAAAAAGACAATACTTATATAGACATAAGCATCAATACTTGCAATAGTAGTGCAACATCAAATATTATATCAACAGTAAAAACAGCGTTTAGGAATGCTGTTTTTGGAGAAGTAGAAAAAGAAAAAATGAAACACCTACATCATGAAAATATAACATTTCAAGAATTGGTTGATAGATGGATGTCTGGTTCTAAATTAACTTATGAAGTATTATATAAATATGTTCGAAGTGAAGGCACTACAACTTATTTCATTAGAGATGATTTGAAAGAAAGTTGGATTAAATATCATAACAAATATGCTATATTAGAAGAACTTACACCAGAAGAACACAAATTAAAACATAAATCAAAAAATGACAAAAATTTATAAAATTATTAAAGACAGAAATGTAGTATACATTGGAAAAACGAAACAATCACTAGCTGCAAGATTCAAACAACATGAAAAGCAAAAATTATTTGATGATACATATTTCATTGAATTGATTGAAATAGTAGAAGATGATAAAGCCAAAGAAAGGGAAGATATGTGGATAAGGATGTACAATACAAGAGTTGAAGGACTTAATAAACGATTTGAAAGCAAGAAAAAGAATACAACATATTCAACAAGTAAGTTGATAAATGCGGAAGCCACTGCAAAAGCAATCATAAAAAATATGAAAAAGAAATAAACTTTTCAAAAATAAAATAATATATATAATGTAAAAAAAATAAAAGTTATGGCAAATAAAAGAATTGAAATTGATTTAGAAGATTTTGAAAAAATTGAAGAGCAGTGTAAGATTTATAAGATTAGTAAGAAAGAAATGATTAAGCAGATGTTATTTAATTGGTATGAAAAGCAATTAAAATTATTTAATGAGGAAATGTCAGAAGATTGTGGAGAAATAAATGATGAATTTTGGTCATGATGGAAAGACTATTTGAGGCTTATATTGAAAAAACATATGAAGTTCGTTTTGACGAATGGGCTTCATATCAAGACATGGAAGAATATATGGATGCTTATAATATATGGGCAACTATGTATATAAGAGAGAGAAAATTAAAAAGAGTATTAAAAATAAAAAAGAATTATGGAAGAAAAATTGAAAGAAGTAATTAGACAACTTACACTTACACAAATTGCAAATACAAAAGATTTTACATATGAAGTAAAAGATGGTAAGATGATGGTTCAAATTAATATTGAATGGTGTATGGAAGATTTACACAAAATGTTAATTAGTGGATTGCTATGAAAAAATAAAAAAAAAACATGAATAAGAAAAAAGGATTAAACTTGAATAACAACTACTCGAAAGAAAGATTAATTAGTCTGTTGAATCAACACCCTAATTCATCAGATATTAATGATTTGGGAAATGTAATAGGTATTTATATTTACGAATGTTTCAATGAAGATTATGATTTAGGTGATTTTTTAAGTGGTTTAGAACATGGATTATCACTTCAGAATGGAAGCCATGATAATAATAAATTACCATATATAAAAATAAGTTATACAAAATCTTAAATAGGGATTGTGAGATGTCCTGACTTAAAAAGAAAAAACCAACTATTTTAGTTGGTTTTTTTTCTTTGCTCTCCATCTTTTACTTGATTCATTTTTTTGTATTCTTTGTAGTTCTTTACTACATTCATCGGAACAAGTTACACGATTGTTACCCTCCTTACCTTCACCAATAGTAAATACACTACCACATACTTTACAATTCTTTTCAATCCAACCCCGTTTAATTCTTTTTTCTTTTGCTTTGTTATTACCTCTTAATTGGCCTTCCTCTTTTACAATTTTTCTACGGATCTCTTTTTCTTCTTCTGTTAAGAAAGTATAATGACCACCAACTTTAGTTATTAATCTTAAACAATCTCTCACATTTGGATTATCATCTAAAAACTTAATACCATATTGTAAAACATATCTTTTAGGTATAAGATACTTTCCAGAATAATCATTTATTATTCTATTCTTTTCATCTTTTAACCTAAGAAATGATTGTTTCTTTAATAAACTATTATTAATTTTCGAACACTTGTCTGAACAACATATTTGATTATTGACAGACTTTTCAAATTCATTTCCACAAATCTTACAAATTCCTATCATAATGATTAGTTCTTTTTAATTGTTACACCATCGTTACCAGTTCTTTCAATAGTAAGATTAGGATATATATCCTTTAATGTTGCTTCTAATACTTGGATAATAATCTGCCTATCTAAATAATTATGAGAAGTATGGAAAAACATTGGCGACATCAATATATCTGTCTTTTTTAAGACCTCGCCTACCCAATTTACAACTTGTTTAGTATGTTCATTTTCGATAGCATGTTTTACTTGTTTAATGGTTGCTGGCTTCATAATTTCTATTTTTTAATTAGACACAAAGATACATCATTTATTCGAAATAAAAAAATTATTTTAAAATGAAAAAAACCAACTAAGTTAGTTGGTTTTTTTCCTTTGTCTATATTTTCTTTGTTTCTCTGCTATTTTCTCTTTATTCTTTTCACGATATTCTTTCTTATAATTTGGATTTCTTTCAAGCCAATTTTTATTGGCTTCTCTTTGTTTTTCTTTTGACCATTCACCATCTCGTTTATTCACTTCTTGGATAATCTTTAATGATTCAACTAAGGCAGGATTATTTGAAAGCATTTCATCATCATATAAGAACTCGGTAGCAATTCTGGTTCCTCTTATACCATATTTCTCACGCTGTTGTTTCCTGACTTTTCTTTGATAATCTATTTTCTTTTGGTTCTTATTAATCTTACTACATTTTTCAGAACAGGTACATTGTTGATATGCTGGTGGTGATATATTGAATTGTTCGCCACATATTACACAGATTCTTGTTTTTGGTTTTTCTTCATCTTTATGTAAAGCCCAGTATTTTCTGGTACATCTATCAGAACAATACTTTTTGTTTTCATTTGTAGTCCAGAACTCTTCACCACAAATAGAACATATAACTTTGAAACTACTTTTCATTTAGTCCTCCAAATTTTGATTTATTAATCCGCTTTGTCCAACATTGGACAAAGCGGATTTATTATTCTTCTCCTTCTCCTGTTTCTAAGAACTCAACTTTATTCTTGGTTCCCATTAATTTCTGGTAATCAATTTCAACTTTTGCTGAAAGAATAATCTTACCTGCTGTGTTTACAAGTTCTTTTGCATCAGCTCTTTTAATCTTTTTTGCTTTTAGTTGGTTAAATACATCAACCAATTCGTCTCTTAATTCTTTTACATTTCTCATATTGTTTGTTTTTATTTTTTAGTATTTGAAAATTATTATTGAACCTAAATTACATTTAAGAAAATAAAAGTCATGTCCAGAAAAACTAAGTTCTTCGTGAATCACCCAATTAGTATTCTCAATCTGATTTATTATACCAGGATGATATTTCTCAATAGACATATTGAGATTAGCACTACAATATACTATATCTTTTGTTTTGTCTTTCAAATATATAGCATTCAATCTATTTTTTCTTGTAATTTTCATATTTTCATTTTTTGATAACACAAAAGTAATATAATTTTTCAAAATAAAAAAATTATTTCACAATTCTTTTTAATTTTAATTCTCTCTTATGTATTTTAATTAGATTTTTTATTTCTATCTCACGAAACGGTGTTAGCCCAATAAAATCATAATAATAATATATTTTTATATATTCTTCACTTTTAGTTTTAGGATATGAATATGAATAATTTTTATATAATTTTTCTTGGATTTTTAATTCCGATTCATCCTTATAATCCAATAAATCTATGAGTGGATTTGCATAATCTCTCCACTCTTTATATTTTTTAGTATAAAACCAATCCTCAATAAGTAAAATTGTATGAATTACACCCATCGCAACCTGTAAAACCCACCATTGCCATGAAAAAATCACGACAAGATTAATTGGAATAATCCAATAAAGTATTAAAGAGAGTTTCCAAAACTCCCACCTTTGAAAGAATCTTTTCATAAACACAAAATTAAACATATTTTTCAAAATAAAAAAATTATATTACTTTTTTTAATTTTTTCTCTCTTAGCCATTGTTTATAAGGTATATTTCTACACTCAATAGAAAAATCAATTAGATTATAGTGTTGCAACCATTCAGCAATATAATGATAATCTAAAATAGATATATCATCTATTTGAAGTAGTTCATTATAAATCTTATAAATAATTTCATCAATATAAATTTCCTTTACAAAATCACTATTATCACCTACCCATAATGATATTGAATCATTTAACCATAATCTAATTAAAGGTTCTTCTTCATACTTCATAAACACAAAATTAAACTTATTTTTCAAAATAAAAAAATTATTTTTGACTTTCTTATTTTTATATATAAATAAAAATAAAGTTCGAAATATGAGAAAAGAAATTATAGTAAGGGGTGTAAGAACAGGTTATACCTTTGATAAAGATATGAATATATATACAGCTATTGGTAAGTTAGTTAAACAAAAAAGTGAGAATAAAGTTATTTTGAATTATAATGGTGGTTCAATTTCTTTAATAAAAGCATATTTGAATCAAGAAACTGGTCAATATGATAATTTTTATTTCAAAGAAGATTTTAATCCAACAACAGAATATAAAGATATTGGTAAACATTTAGTCTGTAAAGATGGAAGAGTTTATAGTAAACAATACAAAAAGTGGTTAAAACCGCAAAAAACGAAAACTGGTTATATGTTGATTGGTGTTGGTCAAAAGGGTGCTAAAATGGTTTATGTTCACAGATTAGTTTGGGAAACTTTTGTTGGACTTTTGGAATGTGGTGATAGAAGCACGAATGGGTATAAATGGGAGATAAATCATAAAGATTTTGATAAGACGAATAATCATTTGGATAATTTGGAATTAGTGACTAGAGCAAGGAATCTGAATCACGCTATGGAAAAGCGTAAGGAATTGAATATAAAAAGAAAACATGTTGTTGGTGTAAGAAGGGTTTCTTTATGTAAAGAAATTATACAATATGATTATTTAGGTAATGAAATAAATAGATACCCAAATATATTTGAAGCATCAGAAAAAACTGGTGTTCCTAAATCAACTATTATATGTAGAATATATTATGGTTCGCAGTGGGATATAAAGGAATTTGCTATTAGGACGATGTATGGCTATACTTTATACTTGAAAGATAAAACTACTATACTGATTGGTGATAGTGATTTTAAATCAAACTATAAAGGTAAAATTATGTTAGTGAAAAAGTTTCCAGAAACATATTATCAATGGAGATTTAAATATGG